TAGATATTCAGTTACTGGTGGTAATGAAATAATGCGATTATTTGCAAGTGGAAATCTTGTATTACAAAACGGAGGTACTTTCACAGACGCAGGATACAAATTAGACGTGAACGGTACTGCCCGTGTACAAGGAGCATTTACCGCAACTCTAGCCAACGTATCTACTGCCAATGTAGTCTATTACAACTCTTCTACAGGATTGATGACCTATGCGACTGCTCCTATAGGTGCTCAGTTTGTAATAGATTACGATTACAATATAGTAGGATTGAAGAATGGGTCTAACGTCCTTTTTACAACTAGTGCAACCTTTATCGTAAATACAACCAGAGTTTTCTTAAATGGTCAGAGACTAACTCGTGGTGCAGGATACGACTATATTGAAACAGGAACAAACCAAATAACTTTCACAAACCCACCAGTATCAACTGACCTTATTATAATCGAATACCAAATCTAAACATCATGCCAATAACTAAAATTAAAAAATCCCAACTCGATGCCCTCACGATTGTGAATGCGGACATCGATGCCGCTGCTGCTATCGCCAGTTCGAAGTTGGCTGATGGTGCAAACTTCACTAAAAAAGATGGAACTGTAGCCTTTACAGCAGATCAATCCTTTGGAGGATTTAAAGCAACAGGTTTAGGTACTCCGACTAACACAACAGATGCTGCAACTAAAGCATACGTAGATTCAGTTGCTCAAGGTTTGAGCGTTAAGACTGCAGTACGTGCAGCAACAACTGCTAACATTACTTTGAGTGGTACACAAACCATTGATGGTATTGCTTTGATTGCTGGGGATCGTGTACTTGTAAAGAACCAAACTACAACCACACAGAATGGTGTATACGATGTTTCGGCAGGTGCGTGGACACGTTCAGCAGATTCTGACGCAGGTTCTGAGTTAATAAACGCTTTCTACTTTGTAACTGCAGGAACTACCTTACAGGCTACGGGCTGGACTCAAAGTACTCCTGGTCCTATAACAATCGGTTCAACAGCAATTGTATTTAACCAATTTGCAGGAGCTGCTGACTTCCAAGCAGGTAACGGTCTTACTAAGACGGGTCTTACTTTTGACGTAGGAACTGCATCTTCTTCTCGTATTGTTGTTAACGCTGATAACATTGACTTAGCAACTTCAGGTGTTACTGCAGGAACATACAACAGAGTTACTGTAGATGCTTATGGTAGGGTTACTTCTGCTGTTGCTGGAACTACTGATAACTTAGTAGAGGGTACTACTAACCTATTCTTTACGAACGCTCGTGCTCAATCCGCTATCACAGGTGGTGCTTCTACAATAGTTACTTCTAACTTGACCGCATCTCGTGCTTTGGTATCAGATGGTTCTGGTAAAGTTGCCGTATCTACTGTGACTTCTGCTGAACTTAGTTATGTATCAGGCGTAACTTCTGCTATCCAAACTCAGTTGAACAATAAGCAAGGATTAGATGCCACTTTGACCGCTCTTGCTGGTTTGACCACAGCCGCTAATCAGTTGATTTATGCTACAGGTGTAGATACTTTTGCGATGTCTGCGTTGACTGCATTTGGTCGTTCTTTGATTGACGATGCCGATGCTGCCGCTGGTCGTACTACTTTGGGAGTTGTTATCGGAACCAACGTACAAGCTTGGGATGCTGACTTAGACGCAATCGCTGCCTTGGCTGGTACTTCAGGATTCTTGAAAAAGACTGCTGCGAATACTTGGTCTTTGGATACTTCTACCTACTTGACTGCCAACCAAACAATTACTTTGAGTGGTGATGCAAGTGGTAGTGGAACAACCGCTATTACTGTGACTCTTGCTTCTGTAGGAACTGCTGGTACTTACACCAAAGTAACAACTGACGCTAAGGGTCGTGTGACTTCTGGTACTACTTTGTCTACAGGTGACTTGCCTGCAGGAACTATGAATAGTAGTAACTTTGTAGTAAGAGAAACTCCAAGTCCTGCTCCTAACGGAGTAGCTACGACATTCACTTGTACAGGTAACGCTATCGCAGGTTCTGAAAGAGTATACTTGAACGGTGTATTGATGGAGCCAGGCGCAGGTAATGATTACACTGTAGGTAACTTAAGTCCTTTGACAATTACCTTCTTGTTCGTGCCTACACCTACAGATAAAATTAGAATTAATTACTTGAAATAATCATGCCTAGAACTCAAATTGGAACTACATTAATAGAAGACGGCTCTGTACGTAGAGTAGACATCAACACTGTTACTACAACTCAAGCGTTAATTACTAAAGTACTAGTCAATTCCCCTCTTACTATCAGTAGTACGGGGGTTGACTCAGGAACAGGTGATGTGACTTTAGGACTTAATACAGCCAATTTGGTAACTAGTTTTAACACTAGAGTCGGAGCAGTAACCTTAAGTGGTAGTGATGTAACTACTGCTCTAGGCTTTACTCCCGTTAGTGGTAATCAAACTATTACTCTTTCTGGCGATGTAACGGGGTCTGGTGCTACAGGAATAACAACTACTCTTGCTAATAGTGGAGTCACAGCAGGAACCTATCGTTCTGTTACGGTAGACGCTAAAGGACGAACTACTGCAGGAACAAATCCTACTACAATTTCAGGATATGGTATTACGGATTTTTACGCTCAGGTTGTTACTGGTTTTGTAACAGGAGCAAACAGTACTGTACTAAATACTGATTCTTTGGAAGTTGCACTTGAAAAATTACAAGGACAAGTTAACGCAAGACTTACTGCTAACCAAAGTATTACTTTGTCAGGGGATGCTACTGGGTCAGGTACTACCTCAATTGCAGTTACTTTAGCAAATACTTCTGTTACTCCTGGAGCATACACAAATGCAGACATAACTATTGATAGTAAGGGAAGAATTACTGCTGCTGCAAATGGTTCGTCAGGTGGAGGAGGTTTTACAGGAATGTTTACAGTCCCTACAAACCCTCCAGGAATGCAGACTTTGGATATACAAAATGGACTTATTGTGAATGTTTTGTAAGTTGACTTTTTCACTTTAAACATTATATTTGTACTATGATAAAAATTGAAGATGTAATTGTTCCAAGTAAAGGCACAGGCAAATACTTTGCAATTAAATGCTTAAATTTAGATATTAAAAAATCTAGTGAGGCTAGCCCTACTTTCTATTGGGAAGTTAAGAAAGGTGCTCCTTACGCAATTGATGAAGTTCAGACTGAAATTCCAGGAGAAAGTATTCTTGATGGAAACTTATTTATGACTTCAGAAGAGTATGCAGCTTGGGGAAATGATGACTCCTATGTACTTAATTGGGCACTAGCTAAACTTGGCTTTGTTGAGTTGAACGAAGAAGAGTCAGCAGAATAACTAAAATAAAAACCAACCTATATGAAAAAAATTGATTTAAACAAAGCCGTTACAGATTTAGACGGTAAAGAAATTGAAGGTTCTAACCTTGGTAAAATTGTAGCTCAAATGCTTGTTTCTTCAAGTAAGGGAGATGCTTTGAAGTACATGGCATGGGCATTGAAATTACATGCATGTGAACCATTGGAATTGGATCCTTCTGATGTAGAAACTTTGAAAAACTTCATCAAAGACCACGATCAGTTGACTATTCTCTCCAAAGCACAAATGCTAGATTGCTTTGCCTAAAACATTGCGCTAATTTTTTAGGTTCAACTGATCAACCCCTCTTCACGAGGGGTTTTTTATTTCCGTCATTCGGATAACTTTAGGTTCGTCTACGTAATCTGCAATGATTACTTTGAGACCTTCTATAGACATTATCTTGATTTCCATAAGTATTGAATCAGATATATCATCTTGGAGCTTAAACATATCCTTTAAGGTTTGTTTATATTGCTCTTTGGTAATAAGTAGAGCATTTGGGTACTCTCCTCTTGACCTTGTATTATTATTCTTGAGTCCGTCTTTTTCCGACTCTAAATAATACTCGTGGATTTTTTCTTGGATTGTCTTGATCATAACAATGCTTTTTACTGCACCTTATACTTGGTAAAGTCCGTAGTAACTGGTGATTCATTTGCAAAGTAATAGACTTCTTTCTTATTTCCAAACTTAATTGTCTTGTAGAACGCAGTTGGAATAGTTGCACCTGTGGGCAACTTGGCAGCCTTCGGTCCATAAATTACTCTTATCTCTACTTCTACTTTACTTGTCTTGGCTAACTCTCTTTCATATGCTTCTAGTAATCTCCATGCACCTCTATTAAGTTTCTCATGCTGAAGAATACAATTTAAGTAAGAGAATGTCTGCCATAGGGTTTCTCTAGTACAGTTAAAGTCAGCTGCTGGTGCGCAGTGTCCTTTGTCCCACACGTTGTTCTCATAGTCTTTTCCGTCTGATGTCTTTACACTATCGTTAGTGTAGAAGTCCATTCCTTTGCGAGGATAACTTCCTGTAGGACATTGTACGGTATACCATACACGTTTAGGCTGTTGGAGAACTTCTGAGTATACACAAGAGTATATAGGAGTCTTGATTAGTACACTGTCTCTTTGTGCACTTACTTCTAAGTTAAGTAGAAGCAATAGTGCGAATAGTAATTTTTTCATAAGATAAAACCAAGGATTGCTAGAATAGACATACCTACAAAACCATACTTGTAAAGCTTCATCTCTGCGTTCTTACGGTCAATGGTTCTGTTAAGGTCATAGACTTCTTTTTTAGACACCTCTATCATCTGTTGATAACTAGGAACGATTGAGTCCTTGTAAAGAACCAATTGCTGGCTATCCAGGTGAATAATAGTCTTAAGAACAACTACACGTTCCCGTGCTTTGATGCCCTTAAGAAACTCGTTATTCAACTCCTTTAGCGGTAAGCTGTCTAGAGATTGTGAGTAAGAACTTTGTGCCGTCAATATCAGGCATAGTGTCAAGAGCAATCTGAATAGTGTCATACTTGAGGTTGATTTTTTCATAGTAACTGAATTGTTCGTGTTTAAGTGTGTTTAATGAGTCTACTTTACTAAACATGACTTCATTGCGTTTCTGCATAGAATCCATGTATGCCATAAACTTTTCTTCGTTTCCGCTATCTAAGGATTTTCTCTCCCATAACAAAAAGGCTACTGCGATTAACAGTAGCCCTATTATAATAGCTTCAATTTTGTTTTTCATTTATTTTATGTTGGTCGATTTTTTCTAAGATTATCTGTAGTAACTCGTTCTTTATTAGTCCAGCTCTGGCAGCATTCTTCAATGCACTTATAAGTTGGAATAAAATAAAAGGAGCACAGATGGTTTCGCTTAACCAGAATGTTCCTTGAAAACCTCTTTCAATCATCAATATACCTGTAAGCATAAATACCCAAACCATTAAGGTTTTAATTACACTTACTGCTTTCTTGGTCTTGAATCCTTCTAGTTTAGTTCCTGCCCACACACCAAAAAAACCATCGATGAATACTACAGCTACAATAGCCAAGTACTGTTCGGCATTGTCGGCAGTCAACTTCAAGAAGTAACTGCCAACGAATGCACAAACTGTAGTAAAAGTTATAGCTAACAAAGAGCTTTTCATTATGCTTGAGCTTCAGTCCAAGATAAACGTCCGAATACACTAGAAGTACCTGTAGTCAAAGCCTGTACTACAACGGTCAAGATATCTGGACCATCAGGATAGAACTGAGTATTTACAGTAGTTGTTCCTCCACCCAAGATTGAGTTGGAAAGATCTCGAATCTGTCTCAAGTCATAGGTAGAAGTACCAAAAGTAGCACCACCAGAGTTTACATAGAAACCACCCACAACTTCACCACCTACCATAGTACGTGCTGCACCGTGGAAACAAACTTGAGCTAGGGAAGAACCTCCCACGTTAGTCCAAGTGTCAGCAGCACTTACAGTTCCGTTAAGAACAAGTGATACCAAGTAGTTACCTTGAGCATAGATACCAATACTGAACAAAGACAACTGCATGCGGTTAATAATCTCACGAATACCGAAGGCACCTGTCAAACCTGAACTTACTGAAGGAGCAAGACGGATAGACATCAAAGCAAATCTGTTTCCTAATGTAGGAACTGACAAAGAAGTTGTAGTACCTGTAGTAAAGATGAACTGTTTATCTTCATCAAAACGACCATCCATGATTACTGAAGATCCCCAGTGAGAGATAATCGGTGCGGCAGTAGGTCCTCCAAACTCAACTCCGATAGGAGCATTTACGTTGAAAGTAAAAGCTTGTCCTGTAGTTGCAGACATAGGAGAAAAAATAACTCCTGTTGGGTTAGCAGCTGTTGCAGCGTAAGCAAAAGTAATTGTAGTTCCAGATACACCTACAACATATGTTCCATCAGGGAATCCTGCAGAAACAACACGCTGACCAACTTGCAAGTTAGCAGAAGATGCTACAGTACCTACTACAGAACCAATAGCAATTGTAACAGCAATACCCGCAGGTTCTCCTGCTCTTGCTCTAGTTACTCCTGTAAATGTGTTAGCAGTCTTACCTGTGTAGTTCATATGCTCAATGGTCGAGCCGTTGTTCACTACAATAATTCCACTGTTAGGGAAAGCACTTGCATCTGCTACGTTGATTGTAGTATCTCCAGCACCTATACTTGCTGAAATTCTAGTTGCAACAGGAACGGTACTTGTTTCATAACGAGCAGGTAAGTTACCTGTTCTCATGTATGCCTCAAGATTTACGTTGTTGTTGGCTAATTTGTGGCAATAAGTTACCGCACCGTTAACACCACGGAATCCCCAACGAATCGGTCCCGCACCGTACCAAGAATAGTCGATGTAAAACATCTGCATCTTAGACAAGTCTAAGTTAAAACTAGATGGGTTAGTTACTCCACCTGCTCCGTTCATTCTATCAATGTTCCAAGCAGATTGAGGAATTCTAGTATCAATAGTTTTGGTCACAAAAGCAAAAGAAGGAGCTACAATTGAAGGTCCTCTATATGCAGGGTTAATTGTAAATTGAGTATCGCTAATTACACGACCAACTTTATAAGATTGTCCCTTAATCACAACCATGTCATTAGGACTCAACTGGGTTGAATACTCAGAACCAGTACCTGTAACAGTTGTACCACCGTTTGATACTACTGCGGAACCAGAAATTTGATATGTAGATGCCCTACGTACAGCAAACAAGTTAGTTCCGTCAAATTCAAAGAACAAACCATTCTGATCGTCATACATACCAATACGAACACTAGAGCCAACCCAAGAGTTTACGTTTACTTGGTATTGTCCTGAAGCAGAAGCAGCAGATGGTGTAGAAAGAGCAGTATAAGTAAATCTAGTAGGAGTAATAACTCCTGTTACTGTAAATGTACCATTGTATGCAGTTTCAATACAACCAGCAACAGTAATACTAGCACCAAACTGTAAGTTGTGAGCTTCTTTAGTATTGACTGTAACTGTAGTTCCAACAGAAGTAATCAAATCAGGGTTGAATGATGGCTTCATAATAGAACCTGTAGACATCATAACACCTTTACCAGATTGATAACGGAAGTATTTACGAGTCTGACGAACCAACATTTCATTGGCAGAAGAAGCGTTAGACGAGAATTTAACACCACCATCAAATGCTCTGTGCAATACAGATCCTACAGGACGAACAAATATAGAACCACCCGTAGGGTTAGCAGCAGGAGCAATACTTGAGTAGTATATAAATTGTGTTTCAGAAACAATACGAGCAACAATCCAAGCACCGTTTGCGTTTGCTTGAGAAGAACCAGTTACTACAATTTCGTTTCCTAGTGCAAGTCCGTGAGGAATAGTAGTAGTTACAGGTATTGCTAAACCAGAAGTCCAAGCAAAGGTAGGGGCACCGCCAATAGCAGCACCTGTGTAAATTTGCCCTTGATAAACTGCAGTTACGTTTGAGTTCAAGATTGAACCTGTAGTTGGTGCAGGGAATGCTGCAGTATAAGTAAAGGTTGTGCCTGTTGTGTTTGCAGTGAACAAACCATTCGCACCTTCAAAAGTAGCATCTTGAATAAACACTGGAGAACCAGCACTTATAGAAGTACCAGTAGTTACACTAATTACACGTGAACCTGCTGTACTAGAGATTGCAGTAACAGCCAAAGGAGTTTGTACGTTGTAAGTAGCATAAGGTCTGTAGTTGGTCATATTGATTGTTTCCCACTTTGTTGGCTGTGTACCATATTCAAAGTCAGTATCAATCATTGACTGAGGCTGAGATACTCTAAAACGATCTACAGGATCGGTAAGAGTTTCTGAAGCCCTCATAGGAAGACCAAACTGCAAATCACCGCCAAGTGTTTGACGCATGGTAGCAGTAGAAAGAGTACAACTTGTGCTAACAGTAGCATTACTTGCTTCTATCGACACTCGTAATCTGTTCTGCCCAGATGTCTGATACGCTGTAGCAGACTCAAGGGTGTTGGCTAATTGTCTAAGTTTCTTAGCCTGTTCGTTTAGTAATTGTGAATTGTCCATTTTGTTTATCTTTTACAGTGTTGCCACTCGGCTTTCGCCCGACAATACAAAGTTAGTTTTAATTGCTGTTTTGTCAATATGTTTTTAATCGGGTGATTGGTTTTCAATTTCTTTAGACTCTGCATTAATTAATCTATTCCTTTGACTCTGATATGCTTTCTCTATTTCTTTCTGCATTTCGTAAGACTGATCTTTAGGAGCCTTAGGCAATGTAACATCATAGAAGTTCTTAAGCATCTTCTCAATAGACTTTTTATCTTGCTG